AGGATAAATCTTCATTAATCTTTTTTTAATATCATCCTGCGATTTTTTAGTTGTTTTTTTCTTTGTCCCTAACCACTCGTGGCGTTTCTTCCCCTTGTTTGGGCTACTGGCAACTAACGTTAGCCATTGTAGTTTGGGATGTTTGTTGATATCAAATAAATATTTATTTGCACAGTGATTCATACTAGCAAGATAGAAGTGTTGCATTAGATTGTCACCACTGACGCTTGCTCCCCACTTCAACCCTAGGTAAGCACTGAAGCCTTTTCGTTCATCGTCGCTCAGATTGTCAAAAAAAGAATAATCTTTAGTATCAATCGCATTGAGCATTTTGAATATATCTAATTTTGGTTTTTGTGCCATTCTACCATGCTTGTGAATAATCTACTACTTGGCAATTTCGGGATACATCCTTGATAAAATATACTACTCTTGGTTTATCACCATCATCGATTGGGACACCTAGGTACTGTCCGTTTTTAAGTTTTGGATTGTACCATTGAACTTCATTGTACACATCTACTACCTCAACAGAGGGGAAATCTGCACGAAACCCGCTAAGACTATTAAACTCAAATGCCTTGAAGTCTCTGTCATTGATGCTCGTTAATGCAACTGCTTCTAACTCGCCAGTATCTTCTTCTCCTAACAATAAGTACCAATCCATTGGCATCTTTATAATTTTATCTCCTATCCGCAATACTAATGCAGGGGATGTGAAACTTTCTAAAAAGATTAAAGGAACGTAGTAGTAATCTACATCCTTTGGGTTACTGTTATCCAAAATTGCAAAATTCAAATCATTTATTTTTTCTGGCAACTCATTTAATTCATATGCCGTGTCATCTAGTGTGTGTATTTTCATATTAAGTATTATATATTAACATAAAAATACTTATCACATACAAACAACCATTAATTGAAGTTTGGTGAAATTGACATAAAAATCTTTTACTTCCATTCCATTTTCTCTAATGTGAATGGGTACCCTGCATCTTTATAAAACTTCTTACGCTTGGTTAGGTGGCGTTTAGCAAACTTACATGAACTAGTAATGTCCCAAATCTGCACAAAGTCTTTATCCTTTGCTTTACGTACACCACGTCCAATTGATTGGATTACACGAACAAATGATTTACCCGATTCAAGTAACATAAGATTGAAAATTCTAGGAATATTAATACCAACAGCAGCAACACCATATGTTGCTACAATAATCTTATTATCTGTGTCGGCAACTTCATCGTAATGCTCTTTTCTATCCTCGCTCTTAGTTGCACCACTAACGAATACCGCACCATCACCTAATCGATTTGCTAACTCCTTTCCAGATTTAACTCTATCAACTAGGACTAAAGTATTTCCTGTCTTGTTCGCATTACTTATAATATCTACCAATGCATCTAAACGTTTATCATCAGTTAACAAATACTTTAATTCACTTTGATAGTTGCTGTGCTCAGCGTGGTCCATTAACTGAACTATCTTAACTTGGCACTGTGCAAGTACACCTTTATCCTGTAACTCGTTGGCAGATACTTTGTTGATAACATTGCCCAATCCGATATGCAATGATTGAAATTCGAATTTCTCTTTTGGTACTGTTCCTGTTAATCCCCATCGCAATGGGATATGTGCCATTGGACCTGTTAGTATGGTCTTGAGTGCATTTGCTTTTGCCGAATGGCAATTTGATACAACCACATCATTTGCAATATAATTATGATTATCTTGTATATGCAGGTTATAAACCTTTTTCGGTTTCTTTATTATGTTACGGTTAATTAGTTTCATACAATATTTTAATCCTTTGTTGAGTTTTACTATCGAATTCTGATAATGTTTTGGGCATACCTTTTAATAATAGATATTTTTTATCAACTAGTAATAAGGAATAATTGTTAGCACTGCACCATTCTTTCAATGCACTAATTTTAGATATGGTCTTTTTATTATTATAACATAATTCCAAAGGTTTAACTTCTATCGCTGTCTTCGTGGTGTGGTTAATAAAATCAACAATATAAATGTATTCCTCCCCTTCGTGAATATATTTAATTCTTAATTTCTCATATTCTGCATCAATATCGAAATATTGATACACTGCCTCCCATGACGAGCGGTACTTCTTGTCATTATAATACGAATCCCAATGTGTGTTTCTATTGTTAGAATTTGGTGTGAATTCTCCAATGAGTATCTTTTCCTTCATTATATTACTTAAATGTTCTTTTCCTTTTTTAGACATAATAGTTCCGAACATTGGGTTGCCATTACCCTTCCTATCTTCTGATAGTTTCTCCAACGATAGTGTGTTGTGTTTAGTCTTTCCTTTATTCCACGCTTCCTGTAACCCTGTTGTCCCTTTATTCCATGGAACACCATTATTCAAATTTTTCCTTATTTTATTGCCGTATCTTTTTTGAACGTTGATTCCACCCTTTCTAGACGTGTCCGCCCTTGCTTCTTGTTCCGCAATTTTCCTATCATTTTCATCCAATCCATAAATTCTATCAAACCTCTGTTTCCAACTATCATGCCCGTCCATAACTCGTTTTTTACAACGACTAACCTCCAATACATCGTCTATTGTACGCCCATTTGATAATAGTATTACTTTGCCGTTAATTACCGTGGCATATGTCTCCTGATTGAACTCCATGAGGATTTTATTAAACTTATCAATATCAAACCTTTTCATTATAATCTCATCCGCTTTAGTCGTATGTATTTATGTTTATAATTTCCAAATCTTCTGATATTTGGTCTGCTCTAATCCATCCTTCGTTAGTTAATAATTTATGATTTGCGGTAACTTTAATAACTTGCCCATTATCAAATACTAGTTCCAACATATCCTCACTTTTGCTATTTAATAAATTTTCATGTACTTTGACCACGGTGTCTTCTTTATAGAATAACCCCTTTTCATCTAGGTTTATCACCACATCGCCTTCTTTGATATCTTTAATGGGTATATTTCCATTTGGGGTTTTAATTAAAGTGTCACCACTCAGACACTCATCAACCATAACACACACAACGCCTTCTAAGAACTCACCCATGGTAACTTCTGCTTTTCCACTCTTAGTGTCCTTCATCATGTTATTCAGCATCTGCCAAGTACATATCGTATGTTGTTTACCGTAGTCACGTTTATTGCCATAGAATACACCAACGTCTAATCCCATGTTAATGTAATCTTCCTCAGTTTGAACTACTAAACTTTTATTAGGAACAATCAGGATACTTCTACCGTATTCCTGTACACGTTCACTTAGTGCAGCAGTCACTAATGTTTTACCTGCACCTGTTGCAACTTCTTGAATACACTGTGGGTTCTTTAAGAAATTATTAACCACATCTATTTGGTAATCACGTAGAACAATAGGTTCGCCTGCAATTGGATGTTTCTTTGGCCACTTAACATGACTGTAGGTATCCTTATCGACTTCAGTTAATTCGAAATCACTTTGGTAATCGCGTGCGTCATCAACATCAACTTCCCATCCATCCGCAATCATTATTGGTAGTATGTCAGGCAATAAGTTTATATAAGTGCTACCACCGAGATTAAAGAACGACACCATACCATTCCATCGACCCAATCGGTATGCTGGCATGAACTTAGCACCAGGAATCTCATATTCGAATTCATGTACGAGTTTCTTTCTCATATCAAGGTCAAGACCTTTGATAGAACAATTAACTTCATCTCTTACTTTTATTGTTGCTTTTTTCATATTATTTTTTTCTACTAAATAAGGTGGGTACAACAGTTAACAAAAGGAATTGAAATAACCTGTTGTACCCGAGGTGATACAAGGTAATCCTTGTATCTGTTAGTAGTGTTTACTTAGGGAGGCTATTATAGGGAGTAATAACACAGTAAACACATACTGAACCTGTTAAAAACTATTTTTCATACATGTGTTTTTAGCGAGTAATTTCCATCGCTTTTCACTAATTGTACACAAATCTGCTATTTTCAATGCCATACGGAGACTCATCTCACGTAGGTCATTTTTATGGGTTTGCATAAAATCGATTATTTCCATACCCTGTTTCTCACTAAGGTCATAATCCACAAACAATTCACCTGTCTCTGCAATCTGTTTTACACGAAGCACTTTATCACGAAGGGTATCTAATGTCAAATCCAAATAATGGCATCTGCTCTGTAATGCTTCTAAATGGTCTTGTAATTTTTTACTTCTAATGTGATTGAATTTTAGATTAGTAATAAAAATAACCGAACCTTCAAAGTCGAATGAATTAGGGATTCCTTCCCTACGTAGTAAGTGACTATCGGCATTCCAACACACTCTACGTTTCTTTCCACTATCAAGAGCCGCTTTAAGTAGGTTTAAACTTAAATCATCTTGTAGCACTACATCACAATCATCAAATACAAGAACATGCCCACTAGCAGAATGTTTATACAATGTACTGTACAATCCGAGTGGAGTCATCGCACCTTTGACTACTTCATATTTTTGGTCAACTGCGGAAATAACATCAAACATACTTGCTTTTTCAAGTTGTTTCTCAACGCCATATGATTTTCCAATTCCAGGAGGACCCGATACAATCATTGCTTTAATATCTTGTGAAATAGAGGCGTTTGTCATTTCTTCTAAGATAGCGAAACGTTCGGAAATACGAGTTATTACTTGAGTGTCAGATTCCCGTTTCGGCTTCGGCTTCGGCTTCGGCT